AGATCTCCAGAGCATTTACCAGAACATTGAGGACGCGGCTCCACGACTTGAGAAGTACGCGGACGCTTTTGCTGCTGCTGAGAAGAAGTACGGTCTCCCTGCGGGACTTTTGCACGCTGTCGCAGCGAAGGAGTCTGGAGGTCGCGAGGACATTATCTCGGGCAAGACGGCATCTTCGGCGGGAGCCGTCGGCCTGATGCAGTTTATGCCTGCGACGGCGAGAGAGTACGGTCTTATGACGGACGAGGAAGATCTCCGTACAGACCCTCTAAAGTCCATCGATGCGGCAGGACGCTATTTTAAGTGGGCGGAGGGTTTGGACGGTGTCTCCGAGGACCCGCAGTCTCTTGCCATAATGCTGGGGATATATAACTGGGGCAGGGGGAACGTCCTGAAGTACGAGGAGGGGGAGAAGCGCCTTCCCGACGAGACGGCAGAGTATATTCGGTCGATAACGGACACCATCGGCGCTTCTGTGGAGGAGCAACAAGGCTTTAGGCTGGAGGACATGCTACCGCCCGAGGGAGTGGAGTCTCTTCTGCAGAATCTCTTCCCCGACGGGGTTCCTCAGGATTCCGATAGCGGTATCTTGAACACGCCCGGCAACAAGCCCCCCGCGCCTGCTGCCCCTCCTATCGGGCACGATTCCGATAGCGGTATCTTAAACGACGGCGGTGCTCAGCTTATGACGCCCAAGGCCCCTGTACAGATGGATATTTATCAAACAGCCCTCGCGAAGAGAGATCGCGAGAAAAAAGAAAGGAAGGATTTTGCATGAGTCGTGCTGAGCAGATTGCGGTATTTTTGGAAGATATGAACCCCGACGCCATGTTGGCCGATGGGCTGGAAGACGCCCTGGTGGGAACCACCACGGGCATGTGGCCAGTCCGAGGACCGGTCGCAGTATATGACCGTGAGCGGTGTCTGAAGATCTTCATGAAGGACGGCATGACCGAGGAGCAGGCCTGCGAGCATATGTCCTTCAATGTAGAGGGTGCCTACGTCGGCGAAGGCACCCCCGTCTTCTGTGACTTCAGCTCTTTTGAATAAAATCGAGCCAGAGATTGAGGACTTTCTCGGAGTTTTCCTTCGAAATCCCCTTTAGCTCGATTGCACTACCGACCAGGTGAATAGTCATCTTGTCCTGCGGACCCGTGGTGATGGACACCGCGTGCCGCACGTTGACGTACTGTGTCGAGGTCTGTGAGCTTGTTTGACCTAACTGCTCGATGCCGATGATTCCGGGAGCCCCCTCGGGGTCCGTGAAGACGTTGTACATCATTTAGAAGTCTCCTCGCTGCGCTTCTCGCCGCAGAGCATCCATGATGTCATCGAACTTGCGGGACTCACCCTGACCAGTAGCTCGCGCTTGACCTGTTCCCAGGTTCATGAGGTCCACACTTGCGGGCACCTCTTCGGCCACGGGCTCGGGCTCGGGCTCGGGTTCAGGCGCGGGTGCTTTGTATTTACCCCGAATCATCGCGAGAGCAGATTCCCGCTCGATCCCACCTGTGCAGAGAACGCAGAGACTATAGAAAGCATCATCGTCTTCGTAGACATCCGGCGCAGCACCGCGAATCCACGTCTCGAACTCGTCTACCGCGCTATCGAGCTTGGCTTCCTGTTCAACGTGTCGCTCTTGCTCGATGCCTTGAAGGCGTTTGAGCGCGTCGTTTCTTTCAGCAATGAGCTTGTCGTAGTCCTCTCGGGAGGCGTTTGCTTTTAGCGCGAGGGCTGCTTCGTGGTCTTTCTTCAGAGCTTCGAGAACAGCATCGTGCTGTGTCTTAAGCTCTTCCATCTCTTTACGAGTCTCTCCGATTGGATCGGCATCCCCGTACAACCACTTCTGTACCTTGGCTTCGTTTGCTCGAAGCTCCTCTTCCCGAGTCTCTAGCTGCTTTCGCCAAGCAGCAGTTTCCTGAAACTTGTCGGTATATCCCCGCTGCCAGTGCTTGTACTTGGTCTCAATCCCGCCCAGGAGATTGCTGCGAACATCATCGTCCAGGCTCCTAACCCAGTCCGATGTCTGAAGACTTTCAAGTTCCCCGTTCCAGCTATCGGAGGGGGCATCTTCAGAAGAGTCAGCTGCTTCAGTCTGTACAGGTTCAACCGGTGTTTCCGAGACTTCGGAAGAGGTGTCGCTATCCTGGGTCGCTTCAGTCGCGTCTTCTTCGTTAATCATCAATAACCTCCACCGGGTGGCATTTCTTCAGGGTTACCCATGGGAGGACCTGGAGGAGCCATTGGCGGAGCCATCATGCCCATATCGTCCATAGCTTCTTCAGCGGCCACATCAGAGGCGCCTGCGGCGAGTTCTTCGAGACGCATCCGCATCTGGAAGTCTTCGACAAGGACATCGGCCAGCTGCTGCGGCGTAAGGTCTGCCAGCTCGGGCAGCTGCTTTGCGGCCTCAAAAAGCTCAAGAGCCTTTGCCTCGTCAATGCCGAGCATTTCCACAAGAGGAGACATATCTGTCTCGTCTTCGGGCATCGCTCCCTCTTCGGGCGCTGCTCCGGGGATTTCTTCTTCGGCGGGCGGGAGGGCGTCTGCCTCGGGGGGCAGGTCTTCGGGGAGTGCCATTCTCATATTCTCCTTGTCGATAGCTTCATTAAGAATAGCTACCAGCGGTTTGATGTCCCTATCGGGAACGATAGGGCCTTTTGTTTTCACAATCTCACTAACGCGAGCGATGGTTTCTTCTTTGCTTTCAGCCGTTGCCATTTTCTTTCTCGGGGTCTTGAGAAGGCGCAAGCTCAAAAGCGACAGCCGCACCAAGAGCAAGTCTAACCTTGTTTGATACGTTTCGTTTCTCGCCGGTCTCGGTATCTTCGTAAGTGATCATATCCTTGTAGGGCACGTCTCCTACCCGGCGAAGGTTCCGGCGCAACAGGGACGCGACTTTTTCCGCCTGATCAAGGATGGCCGGATCTGCGAAGGCGCTGTTACTTCTCATTCGCGGTTACTCCGTCTTTGCTAACGGTAAACTTCTTACCCGGTTGCTCTAATGTAAGCGATTTAGACTTCGCTTTCATCTCTGCTCTCATCTTGGCGTCTACGCCTTCTCGTTTGCGCTTATCCCAAACACGATGCCGCGCCTCATCTGCGAGCAGTGTTCGCGTTGCCTTATTGTCGCCTCGGATGTGAAGTTCCTTACCTGGGTAGCGTTTTTTGATCGTGTTGATGGCGCGATCGTACTGCTCTCGGGTCTCGCATACGCCCAGGTGTCCCATGTCTATGGTCTTGAAACTACCGTAGCCATCACCCTGGACCCCAGGAAATTTACCGTGACTCCAATCAACAACACGATCCCCACCGCAATCTGGACACGGCGGCGGGCCGTCCGCTCTCTTGTAGAAGACATGGGGATCTCTCTCCTCGCAGGAGTCACACTTCAGACCATGAGCAACGAATGACATTAGTACAGCTTCCCCTCTCCAAGATGTCCGCCCAGACGCCTCTTAACCGTATCGTAATCTTCTTTTTTCTTGCGCTTGCGCTTCGGCTTCGGTTTAGCTTCGTCGGCAGGATCTCCGGGTTCGTCCTCGATATCGGACGGTTCCGGGGGGCTGTGTCCAATTGCGGCGAGGTAGGTGCTCTTAGCGTACTTTTTCTGTTGTGCCGTTGCCTGTTTCGCCCCTGCGGGGATTTGGCCTCTCTTCGCGCCGGTAACTTCACCTCTTTTTCCCATATCAACAGGAGCTTCTCGCTTAATATTCGCTGCCTCGTCTTCGGGGGGTGCGGGTGCTTTTCCCGCGATGTCAATCCGGGGCTTGCGCTCGCGCTTTAAAGCTTTGGTTTTGGGTTTGGCCATAGTTATTCTCCTCAGGATAGGGGTTATTTCTTCGCTTTGGGCGCGGGTGGTTTCTCGTTCTTTAGCTTCAAGGGCTTGGAGATCAGTTCCCTAATCTTTGGATCTCTCTCAGAAAGCTGAAGCAAGAGCTTCTTCAAGGGCATAGGCATTACGACTCCTTAGCAGCTGGGGCTGTTGCTTCGGGAGCTGTCTTTTTCTTAAGAGCCTCGTATCCCTCGGGATCTACACCCGTGTACTTAGGCGCTTGAGGTTTCCCTTTCGGGAAGTACTGTCTCTGTATTGCCTTGCTGACGGGCTCTTGCCCTGCCGCTTCTTTTCTTGCGGCGATGACCTCGTAGATGTTTTTTGGGATCTGAGCCATTTTTTATTCTCCGCCAGCGGGCAGAAGGTCGTTTATTCTCAAGCGGGTTACGCGAAGGACTTCCTCTTCGAAAGCCTTTGCTTCTTCGGGACCGAATTGTTCCTTGACAGCTTCCGCTACTGGGACAGTAGCGCCGCTCTGGGGAGCCCATTGGTCTGCGAGCATAGCGTGCGCGTAAGCCTGGCCAGGGGAACCCTTTCCGGTCTTAGCGATATTCTCTAAGAGCTTCCCGAGTTCTCCTTCCTTGGTGAAGTGATCTTCGCCCGGCTTATCGGTCTTCTTACGGAGATAGTTCAGCGCGTCTTGCTCTGTCTCGATGGCGCTCTTTTGCTTTTCAAGTCTTTTCTCCCGGCGACTCAGCCTCGTCTTTTTAGCAGCGTCGGAGACTACTTCAGTGAGCTTCCGCCGTCCTTTTTTCTCGTCTAAGATCTCCTTTGGCGAGGCTTCTTCCTTCTTCACAGCCCGTTTAGGGGCAGTCAGAGCAGCTTCTATTTCTGCTATTTGGGCATTTAGGCGGCTTTCCTCACGGTCCATTCTTTCTTGGGAAGTCTTCTTTTCTCCAGAAGTCCTGCCCGAGGGCTTTTGCTTAAGGAGGCGCGTTCTTTCTCCCTTGACAGCGCGGAGGGCGCTTTTCAAATCTTTCTCCGAGAAGCTCTTGTAAACAGAGGGCTCGTCTTTTGGCGCCGGCTCTTCCTTCTTCGCAGCCTTCTTCCGGGGCTTACGCTTCGTCTTGGGCTTCGGTTTAGCTTCGGGCTCGGGCTCGGGCTCGGGCTCTGCCCCGAAGAGCGGCTGCTGCTCTCCCTTAGTTTCCGGCTCTTCTTTCTTCTTCTTTTTTCGAGGCTTACGCTTCGGTTTAGCCTCGGCCTTGGGCTCTTCTTTTGCGGTCGCCGCTTCCCGTGCCTTTGCCTCTGCTTCCTGTGCTTCTACTGTTGCTTGTCGAAGAAGTTCTGCGATATCCCGTACTTCTCGGATGTCTTGTACTGTTTCTTTTTCGGTCTGTCCTTCTCCCCTCCAAGCCCGTCCCTCGGGGTCGAGATATGCTTCCTCTGCGCGAGCATATTGCTCTTGCTGGATCTCGCTAACTTTTTTCTTAAGCTCATCCAAAGTAAGAAGCTCCAGCTCCTCTGTCGGATCGTCCTCTGTCAGCTCTTCTTCTTCTTTTGGTTTTTCTATGCCGCGCTGAGCCAGCAGTTTTTCGAACTCCGCTGTTACTTGAGCCCTTTCCTTCTCCTGGGCTGCCTTCTCCTTGGCTGCCTTCTCTTTGGCTTTCTTTTCCTTCAGCTCTTTTTCCAGGGGCTCGAACTCTTCGTCCAGTTCTTCTGGGGTTTTTCCTTTGCTCCGTTCTTCTGCCGCTGCTTTTAGTCGCTGCTGCTCTTTTCTTGAGAACTCTGAGCCACTTGTGAGATCTATGGAGCCTGCTGGAGGATAGCGACCCGTCATTTCTGACAGGAGCGTTTCCAGGCGTTTTCTTTCGGTCACATACGCATCATCAACGTAGCCGGTAACTCTGCTTTCTCCGGTGCTTATGAACTTCCAAGGAGCGCCTATCTTGAAATCCTCACGTGCTTGGAGAACAGCTTCGTTCTCGGCAGGGCGAGTCGAAGAAGGCTCCGGGGAGTCTTTGAGTATTGAGAACTTCGCTTTCCCGACGGGGATTTCCCTGGGGGAAGGTGCTGCTGCTTCTGGAAGAGGCTGCGCTCTTCTCGAAGGCGCGGGAGTGAGAGAAGCGGCTACTTGCTCCTCGGGAGGAGGAGGAGTCTCCGTTCTTGCCTGTTTTGCTCGCTGAGCTTTAACAGTTGCTTTCGCTAGATCTCTTTTGTACTTCTCCTCGTCTTCTACCGCTGCTCTTTCCCTTCGCGCCCCGCCTCGCCATCCTTTTCTTATTTTCTCAAGTCCCAGTATTTCGCTCTCTATATCGACGGGCTCAGGAGCGACGGGCTCAGGAGCAACAGGTGCAGACACAACCTCATCTGCTGCGAATGGCTCCCTAGGAACCAGGCCAACTTCTGCTTCTGTGCGAGGGATTGAGCTGACCCACTCTTCTACGCCTTCTTTCTTGGCTTTGGTTGTAGCGTCCGCTTCCCGCTGACGGATCCCTTCGAGGCGAGCCTCTGCTGCTGCTTCTTGTTCAACTGCTTCTTTGACCCTAGGATTACTCCGAGCTATGGCACCTTTCTTTTGAAATTGCCTTAGTTCCTCGAAGGTGAAATCTCTAGTGCCGGGAAGGGAGCCCGCCCGAGGAACGTAAAGATTAGGCGCGTTTATTGCGATAACAGTACCGGTGGGACCTGCAGCTGCCTGAGCTTCCTCTAAGCTTGTTGTGAAAGTGGTCTCGGGAGCCGCTGTGTCGAGGCGCACCAGGGGGCTGTCTTGTCCTCTATACAGGAAGCTTTTGTCCGATCTCCCAAAATGTTTCTCAAAATAGTTTCTTAGAACCGGTGTAGAGGCCGTCGCTGAAGGAGGCGCTGTCGCTGTAGCCGTTGTTGTCGTGGGGACAAGCGCTGTGCTTTCCAACGAAGACAACTCGCTCCAGGCCTTATCAAAAGCATCAGCGGCTGCGCGTTCCTCGGCGGTCAGTGTCTTTGTCGTTGTACGAGCGGGGTTTGCTTGAGGAGTCCCGGAGTAAAGGGCCGTACCTGGCTCGGGATGTAGAAAATCGTCTGCTTCTCTTAGTGCGCTGTGATGGTCTCTTGTGCCGGGTCGGGAGCGTCCGATGGCAACTTTTTGCGCCTGAGGCAACAGCATCCAATCTTCAAGGGAGCCTGTCCAATTCCCGGAGGCTTGGTTTACAAGACCCTGTTGAAGAGAGGTTGCTTCTTCTACCGTAAGCACATTGCCCTTAGGCGTCTTGACACGGGCCTCCGTGGGAGCCCGCATGCTTTTTGGGAGAGGGAATCGCTCGGGATCTCTGGCATGACGTGCCCGCAGCTGTGCTTCTATTTGCGTTCGTTGCGCTTGAGGAAGACCGCCGAAGGAGGGAGGTCCTTGCCACGAAGGGCGTGCTGCTGCTGAGCCAATGGCGACCTGGTGCGTAGTAAGAAACTCGGGGTTGTTTTGTAGAGATTGCAGCGTATCTGCAGCAGTTTGCTGAGTTCCTGTCTGGTATACGGGCTCAAGACCTTCCCGAGGAGTGTCCCTCGGAACACTTGTCTTTGCAGCCGCTGTTGCTGCTCCTGCTCCTACTCCTGCTTCCGCAGTAAAAGGAGAAGCGCTTGTCTTTGCGACTGCTGCTCTTGTTGGTGTAGCGACTCCTGTTCCTCGCGCTGCTCCTGTTCCTCGCGCTGCTCCTGCTGCCCCGGCGGCTCGTGTCATGCCCCAGACCTCTCCTCCGGCTCGTGTAGATCCTTGAAGAGAGAGGTTGATTACTTGTTGTGCATCCCGAGCTGTTTTTACCTGAGACCCCGCGCCCATAAGCGTTTGAAAAACCGGGTTGGAGACCTTTAGGCCTCCGGCCAGCTCGACCAGGGGCCGGATAGTCCATACTTGTAGTAAGCCGCCGGCATACCACATAAAAACAAACTCGCCAGCGCTGTTAGCTCTTTGTTTTACTTCTTCCCAATACTTCGCGTCACCGTAGTTTTCGGGCTTGATTTTAAGGAAGTCCAGGCCTTTCGCTACAGGACTCCCTGGTGCCTTAAAGCCTGCCGTGGCGGCAGCTGCTAGTGCGCCTGGATCGTCTTCTTCCAGCATTTCTACGACTGCTTGAAGATCGTCTCCTTGCAAAGCTTTCTCTGCTTCTTTTGCTCGCGTCCTCTCCTTCTCCGTGCTTGCCGCTGCGTGCATAGCAGCAATCTTTTGTTCCAGCGCTTCTCTGGTCTGGAGCTTATCTCCGACCTCTACCATCCCCTCGGTAGGAGAGGGCTCGCCTTCCTTTTCTGGAGGGGCCTCCACCATGGTTGCTGTTTCAAGCGGTTTAGCAGGGGCTGCTTTTGGAGAGGGCGGCTTTACCTGCTCTTTACCCTTGAGAATCTCTTCGGGAGGAGCCTCTACTTCTATCTTTTTCGGCTTCGGCTTGGCGGGATCTTCTTCTACGAAACCCGTAGGCTTACTAACTCCGGGAGGTGCTTGAGTTCTGGGTGTAGCCATTATTCTTGTCTCCCTGCCCAGACGATACAGACTCTCTGGGAAGCGCATTTAAAATCTAAAGCTTGGCAATAACCGAGATCGCCTCCGACAACGGCTTGCTCGGGATCTGCTTCGTCCCCAATACCTTCTGCGATACACGCCCGTGCATCCTCAGTCGTATCGAAGAAAGTACATCCAGCGCAGCGCATAGTCATGACGTTCTCGACTGTATCACTAAAGCGGTCTGCGTACTCCTGCCAAAAGTCGCTGTTTCCGCCCCCCTCGTCCTGGGCAGGATTAGCGGGGCCGTAGCGCTTCTCGTCAATAGCGACCTGGCGGTTTTCCAGGTTCAGGTCAAGGTCCTGTGTAGCCTTGGGGCACGCATCGAGTTTCTGAGCGTCTGTCTTTAGCTCTCCCATCAGCTCATCGTACTCAGCCACCTTGGCCTCCGGTTTTGAAGCTGCCTTCTTCCTATTAGTAGAGCGCTTTACTGCGCGAAGGTTTTTTTCGCCGTTGCCCCCTCCTTTAGAGAGAGGGTTAATATGGTCGGCCTCCATGCCGTCGCCCTTTTCAAGGCCCAAGTCGCTACGGGCTTTGTTGCGGGCAGCACGATTTTCCTTCTGCTCCTTAGTGCCGTGGTACTCGTCGTACTCTTTGCGGTAGTCACGCGCCATCAGGCTTCCTCGCGTACCGGCGCTCCGCCACCCGCTGCCATGCTCTCTTCAGGCGTAGGCTCTGCTCCAGTGGCTTCCAGCATGGCTAAGATTTCCGCGATATCTGGCTCTCCACCCGCCGGGGGGGCGCCTCCTTCTGCAGGAGCCGCTGCTCCACCCAGCGCCATCTGCTGTTGCATCTGTGCTTGAGCTTGAGCAGCCGCTTCGACCTCTTCCTCTGGCATCAATAGGCCCGCTGAGAGACCGAGGCTACGAATAACCTCCTCGATTACCTTCCGAGAATCGATGTTCTGGTCCTGCATGAGCAGCGGGATTAGCTGCATCATCGTTTCAACCTGCACGGAGGGGTTCTGTCGGATGGGGTTGTAGCTAACCATCTCGAAATCAACCTCTACATCCTGAATATCGCCCAGAGTAATGGTGTCCCAGCGCCTACTACCGGCCACGCGAATCATTTTCTCCGACTTCATGTACTTTCTGCACAGGTAAAAGGCCTTCTCAGCCACATCTTCGAGGGCTGTGTTGACGTGACCCTCCCGAGTGGCCAGCCGGGTCCGCATCTGAGCATCGATAATGGCCATTTCCGTCGCGGTTCGGGCTCCAACCACCTGGCCTCGGGCGGCTTCGGCCAGCGCAGAGATGAAAGCGGCGTCATTTTCCTGCTGCGTGAGGAAGTTCTGCACGCCGACGGGATTTTCGGGCATGGGCATGTTGTAAAACAGCGTGTTTAGTGCCCTCATGGCCTCCGAATTCTGCGGGGCTACCCCCACAAAGGACCCAGCGGACGCTTCTACCGCCTTATTCAGGTCTTCTTCGCTGATTCTCCCGGCATCGTAGAGGATTCGGGGGATCATAAGGTAGGTAATGCGCTTTAGGTGGGTCAAGAGGTCGTTGACCGTCTCTTGCTGGGCCAAAACCAGCTGAACTTCGCTCAATCCCAGGCAATCGGAGCCTGATTGGTTCAGACTGAACATCGAATAGGGGATATAGTCGATATCGTCCTCGAAAACTACCTTATCGAGCTGTCTGACGTAGTGTTTTACCTTGTTCGTCTCGCGATCGTAGTATTCGTAGACCGTAATCCACTGGAAGGAGTCTCGAATCGAGTTCGTTGTCTGATGTTGCTTGTCCCCGAGCATCCATTTTGGATATCGGTCAGATTTAACGTCTGACATCTCCACATCGTACAAGCCCGTGTCTACTCGACGCTTAAACTCGTGTAGAGGGAGGACAGTTGCCTCGATCCAGTACTTGATATCGTCCACATCGCGGACAGTTAGGTCAAAAAACACCGTTGAGGGGTCACAAACGCGGATAACGGGGCGATCTTCCTTACTATCCCAGCCTGTTTTGAAGATTCCCCGTTTACACAGAACAGCGTCAATAAGGGCCGTAGCAGCCCTTCTTCGCATGTTATTTGAGGAAAAAACGTACTGTAGGAGCCCGTTGATGCCCGGTGTGGCGTCCTGGCTGGGCCTGTTCCGGGGATTTGCGGAGACCTGCGGGTTCGGACCCAGCAGGGCGCTAATAGCGGTGTCCGCGATGGCGTATATCAGGTTCTTGCTGCAGAGATTGAGGTTTGTAGCCTTCTGAAGCTCTGATGCGCGGTTGGAGAAGAACTCTCCTCTGTAGTATCGACGGGCTTTA